GTAGGTAATGCAAAAAAATTATTTTTTACGACTACCACCAAAGGTAACTCTAGACTGTCTATCAATATTGATAGGCATGTCCGGGTGTTGCTCCTTCATAAGATCTCGATCTACCGCGTCTGTTCTGTCTTGAGTTATTTTTCTAAAATACTCAGCACGACTTTTCAATATCTCCTCCGGTATCCTTGCCAACACAAGGCCACCAATTCCGATTAAACCAGCATGTTTTCCTTCATGAATAACAGGGTAATCATGTTCACCGATTTCACTTAAAATAGTTTCGGCTTTTACGAATTCCCAACCTTCTCTTAGTTTCTTAGATACATTACCTGGATCTTCAAAACCATTAGTCGAAGTTCTTATCCATCTGTGTGCATATCCTTGCGGTGCAGCTGGCGCATCCAAACTGGATGGTGGAGTCCAATCTTTCTTTCTAGAAAGTTTAGTTCTAGATTCAGACTCGCGTGAAGTTTTTATTTTAGTTTCCATATTAGGCTCCTTCCTTCACGTATTTTGCGTATTCCTCTAGCGGCACCCCTAATTTCTTAGCGATAACTACCTGTGATTTGGTGAGTTTCACAGACTTGCGTCCACCTGATCTTCTGCTAACAGAGGCTACGTTTTGGACGGGTGTAGCTTTTGTTGTTTCTTCAGTAGAAGATTCGGCAAATTTCTGAGGGAAATACTCCTTCATACGTTTGTTGATTTGATTATAATAGTCATCACTCTCCGCGTCAATTCCCTCCTGCAAAAGGTCTTCATGTATTCCCATAGCAGCAGAAGTTAATACTCTGTCAGACCCAAACCACTCATTTTCTGTAGCCCATTCTTGAGCTCTAGTGCTTATTTGTGGTTGTGGTGCCTGAGTTTGTTCTTCAACAGGTTGTGATTCTATTTCTTTTTTTCTAGACTCTTTTTCACCAAGAGTTATCGAAACTTTTTCGTTCTCTACAGCTAATTTTGTAAGCTTATCTTGAGCTTCCATAATTAATTCTGCATCTTGAGAATCTAAAGCTACTTTTAATTCAGCTTTTGCCCTATCTCTTTCTGAATCAATTCTAGCCTTGTATTCTTTAAGGTAGTTAGTATCAGTCTCTTCGAATTTCTTCTCAACATTCTCATACTTACTTTTTAAACCCTTAGCATATTCAACTGCCGCTCTTTCTCTACGTTCAGCTTCTTTAGCTTGAAAGGTTAATTTTTTTATTCGTTTTTGAACTTTATCAGAGTACTCTTGTAAACCAGACTCTTCTTCCTTTTCTTCTACTTGTTCAAATTTAGGTTCTGCTTTTGGTTCTTCTACTTCTTTTGTTTCTTGTAAAAGTTCTTTTGCAGTTTTGTTACCGCCAGAAACATCCGTGTAACCTAAATCAACTTCTTCTTTTTTGTCAAATTCAGAACCTGATTCTGTTGGAGTTTCTACTTCTATTGTTTGATCATTAACACCATCTGTGTCTAATTCCACTGATGGATTTTTTTCTTGTATGTCTGCCATTTAGTCCTCCTAGTAATGGTGCAAAATATCGTTGGGGTCGCTTATAGTTGAAATGACTTCATCATCATTTAAAACTCTTACTTCTCCTCCGTCTATTTTGAATCTAGAACCTGCGTACCTACTAAAAATAATCCATTCATTTAGTTTGCACCAAGGTCCTTTTGGAAATTTATCTTTATCATGATAACAAAGATCTCCCATTTTTAAAACAAGACCACACACTGTAGTCATTTGTATTGTTTCTTGTGTAGTATCAGATAACCACAAACCACCTTTGGTTTTTTTAGGCCCTGCAAAAGGCAGAACTAAAATTCTATATCCAGTTGGTGTTGGTAATTTATCTAATGTTGATTTGTCGATCGCTTTTGGATCAAGGACTGTTTCTACTTCTTCTTTTGCCTTATAGGCATCTAGAAGTGCTTCAGTCCGTTTCGGTGTCTCCGTGGACTCTATCATCTTCATACTCCGTTGTTGTCAGCAGGTCTTTAAGATCCTGTTGCAGATCCTCAAGAGATCTGATTTGACCCCTAACATATTGTAGTTTCTCCATGGTGTCAACACTATATATAGCGTTGTCCTTTAATCTAGCTAGAGCTTTTTTTACCTTACGTTGTACGAGTGATATTGTATCTATATCCATTAATTTCTTTTTAATGAAATTTTGTTTTTTCCTTGTTTTAATAACATAAAACCATATTCGTTAACTATAATTTTTAACACAGCATCCATATCAAACTTAGGGTAATCATCGAAAACGAACACTGAACCCGCGTGTGATCTTTCTCCAAAGAATATTGCTTCTTTAATAACGTCAATAGTTTTATGAGGTCCATCAAAATGAACTAAATCATATTTAGTTTTTAATTCTTTTTTATCTCTATAAATTGGTACACCATCATGAAAACGATTCATAAACTCATCATCTCCTAATTGATATAGAGTAAAATTTGTATAATCTAAATCTTTTATTAATTCTTGTTTCATGGTGTTGGTATAATCAGCTGTGTAAGAACCAGAATTATCGTAATGTTGATAGTCTAAATTACCATATGGATCTATTCCTATATGCCAATGTTTTTTAAATACCAATTGGTCTATAATTATTTTTGATCCTTGTCCTTGTCTCACGCCAATCTCTGCAGTAAAAAGATCATCTGTATCTAGTGTCTTGCAAGCTTCTTCAAGAATTTCGTATTCGGTGCTATCCCCTTTTATCATGGAGATTGTTTAACCTAATTTAAATATTGATGCAATTAAAAAACGCCTTCGAATTTGCCACCTTTGATTGCAGCACCCATTCCTCTAACTTTTGCTTCACCACCGTGACTAAATTCAAGAACTGGTGGTTTTACTATTTTTTGAGTATTTTTCTTTGCTCTAATAAGCATGTTGTTTCTTCTATTTAATTCAAGTCTTCTTTCATCAAGTTTTGATTCTAATAATCTTCTTTTTCTAAGATTAGGTATTTTATTTCTTGGACTTGTTGGAGCAACTTTTCTTTCATCTTTTTTTTCTAATATCATCAATGGTGGTTTTTTACCGACATAGTTACTTTTTCTACGTCTTCTTCTTTCGCCTGTTTTTGGGTATCCAGGGTCTGATCTTCTGTTAAATTCATCTGCCATTATATTTTTCCTTGTTTCTTTAATTTCTTTATATCACCTTTTGTAAGACCTGTTAAGTCTACCTTCGGTTTTACCGATGTAATATCTGGAGATATTCTTTTCGGTTTAAATAAGTTTTTTATCCATTTCCACATTTTATGTCCTCACGTTAGTTGGTTTTGGCCCTGCATTACTTACTGATCTCTTTCTGGCAACAGCAGATGCCTTTTGCGACTTTGACATCGCTGTGGCTTTTGCAAGTGGTACGCACTTCGGATACTTCCGACTTGAACCACTGGCAGATTTTCTTCCACACTCTTGAAATTTGCCACCTTTTTTCTTTGCTCCAATATCTACCCATTTTTCTTGAAACCATTTTGTTAGTCCACCTGTACTCATAGCAGGTACACAATTTGGAACCATACGATTCCCTTTTTTCTTCATACCTTTTTGCATATAGCCTTCCCAGCATGAACCTTTTTTATTCATTACTTTACACCTTGAAAGTTAAGTCCTCTAATAGCTATTCCGCCACCTCTTACTAATTTTATACTTTCTAAAGTCTTAGCTTGTGTTTTATGTAATCCCGATGCTTTGTGTAAAGCTTTAGCAACTTTTTTAGTTTTAACACTAGCCTTTTTCATTTCTTGCATATGTGAAGCTGTGCCTAGTTCACCACCTTTAGAAAATTTTTTAGTAAAAGTTATTTTTCCACCTTTAGTAGTTTGTTTATTAAATTTATTTTTGGATTGCCCGTAGTTACCTTCAATCGTTATATTACTTGATTTTCCAACTTTTATGTTTTTACCGTAAGTAATATTTTTTGACTTAGTTTTTAATGAATCACCACCTGAGGATTGTGTATTTTTATTTTTACTAATACCAAAATTACCATATTTAGAATAAATATCTAAACCAACTCCTTGATCATCTATTTTTGTTTTACCACTTTGTGTTGTTTGTTTAATTAAGTAGGGAGCTACGTCTACACCTTTTTTAGCTTTGATTATTCCTGACTTTTCTAATCTACCCATCGCTGATCGTGAACCTGCAGTAACAGCCATTCCAACTTTTGCTTTTTTAGGTCCCCAATCTTTTCTTTTAGTTCCTGATGGATCTTTTATTTTACCCGCACATATTTTTGATGCGTATGCATTTGCATAAGCTGACGGGTATACTTTGAATTTTCTTTTGGCAGCTGATTTGCCTCTTGCACATAATTTTGTCATTTATTTTTTCCCTCCTCGGAAGATTTGTGTTCCTTTAATTCCATATATTGATGCCACGACAAGGATCCAAAGATTTGTGAACCATGACGGGAGCTGCGAGAACATGTCAAAGAACAATTTTACTTTGTCCATCGCTGTTGGGTCATCCGATATCACTGCCCACGCGAGCACCAACACGGGCAAACTTAATATTACGAGGACCGCCTCGTCCTTCCAGTCCGATTGCCTTGCTTCTAATAATTTACCTTGGTAAGCTTCCTGACCTTGGGCCATCTTAGTTGCATGCATAAGCTGTGCTTCTGACATAGCCATCTTCGTCTTCTGCTTGTTAGCGTAGATTTTGCTTCCAGCACTAACTGCTAATTTTATTGCGCTTAACCACATTATAATATTTCTCCTGTCTTCTTTGACACATATATACTATCAAAAGATCAATACATTCGAAAGCCCTAGGACCTGATAGTCTCCATCTCCAGGTTTGAGTCCAATGAGCCTTTCTAAGCTTTACTTTCATTACATTACCACCAAAAAAATTAGAAAATCTATCTAAAATATCTTTATCACACATCTCAATACCACATTGAAATGTTTTTCTTCCATTACCCTTACCCCAAATACCAAAACTTCCTTCACCATCAAACAATCCAGCTAGAAAAAGTATTTTATTTTTTTCTGAGAGACTTTCGTAAGAGTTTTTTTGCATCTTGAATTTTAATTCCTTGTGGATTTGGTCCTCTCTTAGGCGGTGGCCCAGATCTTACTCCTCCACTTAGTCCTTTTTCGTTATTTCTTCTCATTTACGTCTTTTGTATCTTCCTTTTGATCTTACTTTTTCTTGACCAAATTTTTTTGAAGTTTTGTAACTTGAACTTAAAATATAATCATCTGCCATTTGTTCAATTTCTTTGATATCATCAGCTTCTATTTTTTTTTCTGATTTTTTTAACTTAGCTTTTAAATAACTAGCTGCGTTTTTATAAACTTTGTTACCAAGTTGGTATCTAGACATTATTTTTTCTCAAGTTTTTGCCTTGCTACATCTAATCGTTCATCAGATTGTTCATCTTGTTGAATTAATCTATCGTAATCAAATTCTAATCGTGCTGCAGCTCTTTGGTTTTCTTGTTCGGCTCTAAATTTAGTTTCTTCAGCTTTTCTTTGAAGATCCATTGCTCTTAAATCAATTTCTTGTTGTTTAATTTTAATTAATGGGTCTTCTTTGTTCTGAGATGCGTTTTCAGTTTGAACTAGTTCAGAAGTTATCTGTGCTGCAACCTTTGCAACCTCTGATTCAAACATAATTTCAAATTGTTGCGGATCCTGTTGAGCCATTTGTGCCATTTCAGGATTTTCCATGACCATTTGTTTAACTTGTGCTTTAGCTTTGAATGAAACGTGGTCTGAAATGTGTGATTGTAGTAATGCATACACCTGAGGATTAATTTGAACCATTCTTGATGCCATAAACGCCATGTGAGCAGCAATATGTGCATCGTGATCTTGAAATTCAAACGCTGTAAGCAACTTCATCTGTAGTGCACGTGCGTTTTCTTTTGCAGGATCTAAAGGTTCTGGTTGTTTTGGTGGTGGTTTTAGAATTTGATCTATAGTTTTAGTTCCAAGTGCTTCATAAACACGTCTATACGCTTCATGTAAGTTGTGCATCTGTGGATTTGACTGTGCAATTTGCAATTGTGCCTGTGCTAACGTCACTCTTTGAGCCATAGACATAATATTTGGGTCTGCAACCGGTAAAATATCGACTCTGTTATCAAAATCTGCTTGTTTTATTTGTCTTGGGCCACCGTAAACATCGTAAGGATACTCTGGTGGTAAATATTCTCCGCAAAGTCTTGCTAAAATTTTAAATTCAAGCCTCATTGCGTAGTAACAACGCTTGTGAACACCACTCATGACACGTGATCCTCTTTCCATCAACGCCATTGTAGTACCAACTGCTCTATTTTGTGTGTCATTACCAACTGCAGTATCTGTTATCGCTGCAAATTTTTGTCCTGCTTGAACAACAAAGCCCATCAAGTTGTAAAGTGTTGGTGATGGTTCTGTAAATGGTAGATTAAAAAACTGATCTCTAATATTTCCGCCAGGCGCATCAACATCTCTGAACTCTCCTGGTTGAATTGGTTGGTCATCATCTCTAACTCTTATACCTCTAGACTTAAATCCTGCGGGTAAATTTTTTAAAGTACCTGCATCAATCAATTGTCTTAAAGATTGAGTTGCAGCTTGTGATAAACCACCGATCATGTGTGTTAAACCAAAACCATAGAAACCTAAACCTGGTAAAAATTTATAGTGAACAAAATATTCTGTTCTTGAATAACTTAGATCACCTGGTTTGTAATTTCTGTAAATAGATAAAACTTCTCCACTACCTTCATCAATAGTTACGATGTATGGAATTTTAATTTTTTTAGCTTTGTCATCAAAGTCTTCGTAGTCATCTAGATTTAAATCTACATGCATTTCAAGGATTGTATTTAAATAATCTGAACCGGTACCTTTTACACCTTCAAGTTCATTTAATTTTTTCTGTACTGAATCTGGTTCTGAACTGCTATCAATTAATTCTATGTCTCTATAAAAACCTGCAGCCATTTTCTTCGTGACTTCATTCTGTGTCATTTTAATAACGTGAGTTATTCTCTCACAATCTTTTAAATCAGATGCGTAGTATGGAACTACTAAGTCTTCTGCTGGAATAAATTTAGATACAGGTCTATCTAGTAATGCATCGTAGTAAATTTTTTTAAATGTAGATCCTGATAGTGGTAGATAAAATAACATCTGATCCATATCCGTTGTGTAATCTTCCATCTCCTCCATCAGCAGGTAATTCATATAATCTTTAACTCTATCTGCTTGTTGTTCGGTAGCCGGTGTTTGTAAACCTATGACTTGTGTTCGTACAGGCCCATCAGATGGTACGAGTTCTTTGTATGCTTGTGCTTGGAATTGTGTAACTGATTCAGCTAACAATGGATGCGTGACACCGGAAGCACCTTTAAATGGTTTTGTTACTTCCTGGTACTTAGTTCCTAATAAATCTAAACCTTTGATGTAGGCATCTTCCCATTCTTTTCGAGAAGTTTTATCTTTTTTGTATTCTTCAATAAGCTCCATGGCCATGTCCTTAAGCTCTCGCTCGTCCATGTCCTCTGCTAAGTTTGCATTAAAATCGTCTTGAGATCTTTCCTCTTCTACCTGTTCTTCCCCTTCAACTTCTACGTCAATTGGAAGACCATCAGGTTGTTCAACTACTTCTTCTGCTAATTCTTCTGTTACTTTTTCTACTGCCATGATTAATTGTACCTTATTGGTTTAAACATATCCACTACAAGTCCACCTTTTGACTTGTAAGTTTTTTGTGTATTTCTCATTAGTGGAACCACTTTAATCGCATATGCATCAAAATACAAGCGTGGATCTCCTTCTGGAATATTCTTAGTTCCCTTTTCAGGATTCATACCAGAACTACTGTGGTATGTACTTTTAATTTCTTTTCCTTTTAATGGATGATCTGTTGGATATTTAAAATTATCAGTGCTAACATTTTTATATGGTTTTGTTGGATCAGATAAAGATATTTTAGTTGGCCCTGCTTTTGATCCATAGAACCTTGCGTTCTTAGACATTACATCTGGAATAACTGCTTTACCTTTTTTACCGATACCCTTACCGTTTGAGTATCCGTAAAATCTTTCATTACCCGCTTTATACCCTTGTCTGAAACTTACTTTGTCAAACGGGGCAACGGCTACGTAATCAACATTCTCACGTGCAGCCTTCTGCATTAAATATTTAATTGCATGATCTCCGTATGAATCTGCCTCAACCATTGGGAAGTAATCTTTTTGATTAGAATTATAATCTCTTTGAGATGAAATTCTTTTAAGTTTTGTATTAATATCTTTCATGGACGCACTAATAGCATTCACTCTACCAAACTCATTGTTTGCAACTGCATCATCTAAATCTTTAAGCATCTTACCACGTTGGCTTACAAGCAGATTTATTTCTATATCTGCATTAAAAGGATTAACTCTTTGCTCTCCTGAAAGTTGCTGGGCTTTAGTCATACTTTTAGCAATTTTCTGGTTTACATCAGATTGTATTTCATTAATCATAAATACTTTTTTTCCATCAGGTGTGAACCTTGTATCGTATCTAATGTGATAAATATTATTTGCATCACCAATCTCATCTCCAAAGTGTCCACCTTTATTTCGAAGCGATGCGTTAGTTGGAATATCTTCAGGTAAAGTAAATATAGTTTCTCTGTAGTCTTTACCACCCTGTAGTGTGTAATTAGATTCGCCACCGTATCTTGTCTTTGTAGCCTGCATTGGTCCAACTTTATTATTTATTTCACCAATGACTTTGTTTAATGCTTTCTTTTCATCTACAGGAACTAATCCAGAGTTTGTAAAATTTTTTAACGATTCATTTAAATCTCTTAACGCTGATCTACTTGGAACACCATCATCTGCTTTTAAATAATATTGTAACTGATCTAACTCATATTTTAGAGCATCGTTGTCTTTGTATTTAACTTGTAAATCTCTAACAGTATTTCTTGCATTCTTCGCTGCTACATCAAATGCTTCTTGTGCACCTTTGTTTACACCAAGTTCAATTGGTTTTAATCTATTGATAGGGTTTAATTTTAACATTGCTCCTACTTCATTAGCATCGAGCTTTAGACCAAATTTCTTTGCTGCATATAACAGGCCACCTGTTAGGTCTCCTGCTTCATTGAATACTGCTAAATTAGAATCAAATAATTCTTCTTTGGATACACTAACTTCTTTACCGGCAAAGGGTCCTGAATCATATTTAAATCTTTTTTGTTCACGGACAGTTTTCTGTGCAGGCTTACCAAATATTTTAAAGTTTACTTTTCTAGTAGATGTTAAATGATCTAACCACTCATCAGCAGTGTACTTTGATCTACCCATTCTCATAGCCCAGTCATATGTTGATGAACCAAAGCTAGGTGCCATGTCATCACCCATCTGAAGGGGTTTTGTTTTCTTTAAAACTACTGGTGGGTTTTTTAATTCTCTAACAGCTAACTCTTGTCCCTGAGCCTGTGACGGTTTTGGTTCGTAAGTTATTTGTCTTTGTTGTTGTCCGGTAGTCGGTGTTGCTGAAGGCTTCTTCGCCTTAAGTAATTCCTTACCAGCTCTAAGTAATGCCTTTAGGGACATTGTCCCTCCTATGTAATTTTAGTAGGTCTTGTTCTACCTAGTTTGCATCCACGTGCTTTTACACTTACGCCTTTAGAATATCCCATAGGCTTTTGCATCATTCCGCCACCCATATTTCCCTTTACTCTAAATTCTTTAATAGTTGTATTTCGATTAGCTGGTCCTTCTTTTACAGGCCTCAATAAAATTAAATCTATTTCTTTTTTTTTCTTTTGTTGTCGTGATCGTGATGCTGGTCTTCCTGCTGCTCTTCCTAGTCCTCCCAAAGGTCCTGCTCCTGGTTTTGTTCCATGTTTATAACCCATAGGCTTTTGCATCATTCCGCCACCCATCATCGTAGGGGTTTTTGGATTTGGGTTTCTAGAGCTGTTATCTTTTTTAATAGGTCTGTTTTTAGAACCCATTCTATTATTCAATGATTTTGCTTTATCAATATCTCTATCAGTCAGTCTATCTTTGTCTTTCATTTTTTTTGCAAGTTTGTACGCTGCAGATGCTGCGGCTGTTACCGGTGAAGCTACAGAAGCTACGGTACTAGCAACTCTCTTAGCAGTATCTAAAGCTTCTCTTCTTTTAATTAATTTTTTTAATCTTGGACTCTGATCTGGTCCTTTTACTCTTGGGTTTTTAAAAGTGAAACCGTCTTTATTAAATTTAGAAGAGTAATCTCTTAATTTACCTGGTATACCTGAATCATAACCACCACCTTTAGAATAACCCATAGGCTTTTGCATCATGCCACCACCCATTTTTTTCTTAGGCTCATCTTTCTTTTTCATTTTAGATTTTAGGTATTGTTGTGCAGCGACTCCCGCAGCAGCGATAGGTAAAACTATTTTACC